TGTACAGTCGGCACCGTCATACACCCCATCCGAAAATGGGAAGAAGTTAAGCCACCTGTAGAGTTTATCCTGGAGACGGCCATGTTGGCCATTATGGAAGTACGCGACGAATGCGGGACCATTCAGTTCGTCGAAAACACCCTGAACAGCTCGCTTAAAACGTTTACCGACAGCAGGAGTCCATTTGACTTTGAGCTTGAAATGGAATACCTTTAATGGCCCCCATTGCTCGTAAAAGATGTCGAACTCATCATCAGCATACGTTGTAACAAGCTGCTTGTCCATTCCTTAAAGGTCTCCTAGGAATGTGATTGTGAAGAACCCAAGGGGAAATCCAGTCCAGAATTGTAGGTTACCGGATGTCTCATTCTTCAATACAAGTTCTGTTCCTGTTGCGATTGGTATAGTAATCTTCTGCCCACAAAATGATTGGTCATCAATCGCTCGTATCACTACCGCCCCGCTATAGTCTACAGCCTGTGAGTTCACATCTCGGATGTGGGCAAACTCATTAGCCAAGATGCCATTGGTTAGAGCGCCGAATGGGTTGAATCCCCATGAGATGTCGTACCACCCCGATCGGTTTATCTTCAGCGCCCTTCCAGTGTTATAGGTAGCCACTGATTGCGTGAAGATGGCCGAGGGATCTTTCTTTTGAATGAGTTCAATACCCATTACTGCCCCTGGGGCTAGTGTACGGGTAGCCGGGGTCGTAGAGCCTAGTGAACACCTAGCGAACGCTTCTGGCTTGTTCCCTTGGTGCCAGACAAAATCGCTGCCGACCTGAATAGAACTAGCTCCAAAGGTGACTGCATTAGCGGTAGCATTGTTGAACTTGCGGCGGAAGATCAGGCCGAAGTTTGCGGTATCATTCAGATTGCCATAGACTTCCCAGCCGTTGGCGGAATTGCTGCTAAACAGCTGTAACCGAGGTATCGACGATGAGACACGAACAATAGGGTTTTGGTAGTCCCAGAACCCAGTGATTACCTCATCCTGTGCCTTCTGTGCGAACGCGGTTGAGTCCAGCCCATCCAGAGTATCTGCGTCATTGGCTGCCCCAAGGGCTTTTTGAGCCCAGTGATACGCTGAGTACCCGGACAGCCCGCCAATCGTCAATGGGAGGTCTTCGGCTGCGTTGGCCCAATCATAGGCGCTTCCGCTATAGCCTGCTGCCTCTGTTGCTGAATTTGAGGCAGCATTTGAATACCCAGCCGCATCACTAGCAGAATTGGAGGCAGCGCTAGCTGAACCCGCTGCATTTGTTTCAGAAGTTGCGGCTGCACTGGCTGAACCGGCTGCATTTGTTTCAGAAGTTGCAGCGGCACTGGCCGAGTTGGATGCGTTTGTCTCGCTGGTCTGAGCTGCACTGGCCGATGCGGAAGCGTTGCCGGCCGATGTGGAAGCGTTGCTGGCCGATGTGCCAGCACTAGTGGCACTGGTGGCTGCCTTCTGAGCCCAATGGTATGCTGAGTACCCCGTGTTACCACCAAGACTCAACGGGACATCTTCGGCTTCATTAGCCCACGAGAATGCGTAAGTACTGTACAGTAGAGCATCCCCGACATTGGCTTCTAGGCTGTCACTTCGTTCTTTTAGTAGCCGTGTTGCTTGAGAAATCGACTGCAGCTCAGACTGCAAACGTGTTGCATTTACGTTACCAGGGGCTCCTACGGAAGAAGGCCCCTGTACCTGCTGGCTGGGGATGTAAACACCGCTTGGTTTCTGCCCGTCTCCTTTTGAATGGCCAGCCATAATTACCTCTCAGCTATCTGCTCGATTTCCAGGTCTACTTGAGATAGATCCATTGATGCTTCATAACCAGCGAACACTTTGTAACCAAGCTGCTGTCCTGACAGTCTGAAATTCACCCATGACTGGGCTGTTGGGTCATATGGCACATTGCCAGAGAATGTCTCTGCTCCTTGATTGTGCAGCCTTGAAAACGCCCCAAGTCCAAGATTTGCACCATCAGCGACATCAGCAGAAATATCAAGCGTAATCCGGTGCAACATCTTTGTTGTGTGGGCCTTGAACCCAAGTTCTCGTCCGATGATTCCTCGTCTTTCGATTACTGAAAACGGATCATTCCATTTTGTCGTTGGGTATGCTTTTGGGTCAAAACGTAGCACGCTTGTTTCGCACACTCCACCTGGAGCAGTGAACTTCTTAGTAAGGGCTGTCGGAAGGGTAACCGTAAGCCCACCAGTGCTGGCCCATGTTCCACCGAATGTCGTCCATTGCTCCGTAGTATCGTCCCATGTTAGGATACCCATAGGCATGGCATAGGACATCATATCTACAAGGTTGGGGATGTCTCTAAAACTCCAGGCGTTGTGCCTGTAGTTCCACACAAGTGCTCGGTTACAATGGGATGTAGTCCCTGGTTTGAAATAGCTTTCAGCAGTATCGTTGGATGGGTAGCACACCCACACTTCGCTATTCTGATAGTCTGGGTAGACGAACATTAGATGCTGCTTGTTTGTATCCAGTGTTCTTCTGAACTCATCCTCGACACGATTTACTGCTATCGGGTGCGCCTGTTGCCCATCAAAGATGTAAATCCTATTGCGCCCCACGACGAAGTGACCGTACTCGGAGACCGGGACAATACAGTGGGTCGCCAGAAGGCCGTCCTCGGAGAACACGGGAGCATTACCGAAGATGAACTCATCGCCTGACTCCCACATTCTGGAAATACCATAGGCACCGTAGACGTACATGAACTCGCCAAGCGGATAGGCATCAAGAATCTCACCTCGGAAGCCCACAAGGTCTACCCATCCTGCTGTAGAGCTTAGAGAGCCAGTCTCCCAATCGGTAGCAAGCTGCCGATCCCCCACTGGCCCAGACCATTGGGCACGCTGGCGATGCTCATTTCCTGTCGTTGTCTCATTGAACACAAACAGTCTGTCTTTGTGAGCCCTAACGACTCTCCAGGTGGAATCCTCATGTGGAGATCCTGCCATAGCTGGCTGGAATACCTCAGCTGGCCCCCACTCCTTACCCACTAATGGGTAATTCTCCGCAGAGAAATACGGTAACAGCGCCAAAGATGTTGACGTTACAGCCGCTTCACCACTTATTGGGGAGTGCCCAACAACAGATACTTCTGACTTTGTGGCTCCATCAGTAATGAAGATTTGTCGGGTATTGGTGATAACATAGAGTTCTTCAGAACCCCCTGGGATCATGTGCCTGAGTAGCTTTTGGCCAAATATTCCATCATTATGCCCGCAATCAACTGGGGCATTATTCCAGGCACCTGCCCTAGTAATCGATGTGCCTTTGAAGCGAATATTCTCCGCCCTTGTTAGCCCACCGAGCTGTACCCCAGTCTCTGGCACATCTTTTATGAGCCCAGTAGCTCCAAGACCGGTAATCGGTAGGACGGGCATAACCATTTCTCCTGACAGTTAGTGCTTCATTATCATCATGATATACATATACGGGGGAACCGTATCAACTTCTACATCATGCGTGTGCGATACACAAAGTCCGGTATTTCCAATTGTGTGGGTGTGCCCTGGGTCTTCGTGTAGCAGATGCTGGTGCTCATTACCTGAGCCCTGTGTGGTGATGATGGTACCACTGCCTGCTGTGTTGACTGTTTGGTCAACTACCGTCTGCCCGGAGGTGGCAGGCGAAAGATAGTACCCAGTAGTAGGACTAGTGTTCCGGAATTCGATGGCTGCCTTAACCTCGGTATGCGTATGGGCACCACCACCATGGTTATGTGCCGGCAGCTGGTCAATAGTCAATGCCGTCCACAAAGTCTCCCCTTGGTGGTTGTGGACTCCACCAGTGTTCGTCGGAGGGACAACGTGAGAGTGAACTCCATCAGGAGTACTAGTCGCACTAGCAGTTAAGCTACCACCTGTGGTTCCCTGCGAGACATTGGTGGCCACTCCACGAATAAACTTCCCAGCAAGATCAGGAGTAGTAATATCACCACCCCCATCCGTCCGAGCCACAGTCCTGCCGTCACACAGAGCCCACCCACTAGGAATAGTTTCTACTGTCCCCCACCACATCGTAATGGCACCAATCGGCACAATTCCGGCAGCGATTGTATCCATCTGGTATCTGGTGTTTGATGTATTGAAGGTGTTCTTCAAGACATCCTTGATCAGGGTGATGTGGTTATCCCCTTCACTCAGGAAGTCAGTGTTGCTTGGAAGTGTTTCATCCAGCTGGTTCACATAGACTGCTGTTTCGACGGTCATTTTGTTGGCTCCGCTTTGGGGCGATACTTACGTGGGCGTCCTCCTTTCGGTGAAGGTGGCTTACGCTCCGATTCTGGGATGACTTCAAGGCCCTTTTGGGCAGCTTTGTATTCTGGGGTACCCATCACGTACCCCTGGCCCAATGGGTCAGCATGAGCCCATTTGGCGGGTATACTGCCCTCAGCGGCCATCTGAGCGAGCTTAGCTCGTAGCTCTCTGGTGCGACGTAAGTACCCGGCTCGGTGTTTCTGGTAGTATCCAGGGTCCCTAAAAAGGATCTCCATTAGCTTGAACGCATCCAGAGTGAGGCCTTCCTCACGAGCAGGGTGATCCTTTGGGAGTCTGGACCTGGGTGCCCTGATGCTCTTCAGAAGGCGTGCCTTGGATGATCTCAGCTGTGGCTTGGCCCTTCGACGATCAGAATGGTCCCAGGGTGTACCGTTGCCGATCGCAAAGCCCACACGCTTGCCCTTGAGGGGATGTACCACTAAGCCACGCTGCAGCCTGTCTTTGAGTTTCCTACTGGCTTCCTGAAAGAGACGATTGGGCTCGTCTGATGGGTGCAAGAAGCGTCTTATGGTTTCCTGTAGAGCCAGTGTGGTTAGGGTCTCGATGAGCTGTTTGTCTGGTTCAGTGATCATTTGGTGGAGATTTGGGGTCATTTGGGGTCATTTGGGTAAAATAGGGCTCTTTTTGTGAACACCAGCAGCAGCAGCGGCAGCTGCGGGGTTTAACCCCAATTTCGAAATCGATTTCCCAGGGACCCCCTCCCCCTTGATAATGAGACGCATTAGCAGCTGGGGACGTCGTTAGGACATCACAGCATCAAGCACACTCGATGCCGCACGCCGAGGGACTGTCGTGTCATCATGCCGCGTCATCGTGTCTGTAAGTCACTGAATATGCAGGCATTCGGTATCCTAGGTTAGGACATGGGAATCCTGGAAAGCCTTAGTGGAGTCATTGGGTGTCATTGGGGGAATGACTTGTACAATTGTACGACTGGTACAAGTACTTGTACAGGTCGCCTGAGGAAGTCATCGTGAATTATTCGCTTTTTACGTCAAAAAATGCTCGACACTTCGTTATAACCGAAGCATCCAACGTAACCCATTGACTCATAACGACTTTCTACAGCCCAAAATACTTCTCCAACCCACTAGACATCCTCGGAAAAGCACATATACTTCAACCCATCGAAGCCAACACCACAGCCCACATCAACCCACAAGCGAGAAAGTATCACCATGTCCTATCAGGCTATGACACGCAACGCTCTTAAGAACATCGCCAAAGAATACGATTGCAAGTCGCTGTTATCCATCGGCAGCGACTCCAAGACAGTCAAGGGCGAGAAGCTAGGAGTACTCACAGGTATCCTCTACATGCTTCCAGACGATCACATCTGCCCAGTTGCTAGGCTAGCGGGCTGTCGGGAAGGCTGTCTTGTCACAGCAGGTAGAGCAGCAATCTATCAGTCAATCATGCAGGCGAGGCAAGCACGCTCCAAGTTCTGGTATGGGAATCCTGAGGCATTCCTGGCATTGCTTGAGCGGGACATTGAACAGCTGCAACGCAAGGCAAAGCGCAAGGGCATGGAGTGTGCAGTCAGACTCAATGGCACAAGTGACATCAACTGGACACGCGCCAAATTGGCCAACGAGCAGACGCTATTCGAGCGCTTCGCTGAAGTGCAGTTTTATGACTACACCAAGACACCTAGGATTGCCAAAGACTCGCTGGCAATCGATAACTACCATGTGACGCTGTCGTTCAGCGGGGCATCTTCGCGGTATGTAGACCTGGTAGAAAAGACATCGGCCGAAACAGGATGCAACATGGCCGTCGTTTTCCGTACCAAGCGCCTACCAGAGACGTTTCGGGGTCGCAAGGTAATCAATGGCGACCTAACAGACCTGCGCTTTACTGATCCATCCGGCGTTGTCGTCGGATTGAAGGCCAAGGGCCAAGCGAAGAAAGACACAACTGGCTTTGTAGTGAACTGATCAGCCCAATAGGAGACAGCAATGAGTGACTACATCATCGTGGCCAGAATCGTGATTGATGCTGGCCAAGGTTGGACGACAACAAAGGAAGTGCCGTCGTTCGTACTTCCTGGGAATGTCCACGGCCTGGTATCTGAGCAAGCAGCTGAGA